ATAAACAAAGAGAACATAGCTATCTCGACTCCGAGTGCAAATGTTTCTATTCGTGGTACAGACTTTACAATTACAGTCAATGAGATTGGAGAGTCTTTAATTATATTATTACCAAAAGATGATGGTACTCCAAGTGGAGAAATATTAGTGGCGACAGCTATGGGAGAGGTAGTGCTTAACAAACCTTACCAAGCTACTACAGTCTCTATGTTTGAAACAGAACCTACGAAACCGGTTATATTAGATTTAACTTTAGAGTTAATTGATAATATGTTAATAGTAAATCCACCACAGGAGAAAATAAATGTACAGGGAGAGAATGGAGTTAGCGTTTCTAATATTCTTGATGCTGACTTCCTTGACTTTGATGATTTAGATGTAGATTATCTTGCCGAAGATAACTTAGAGTTTACTGAATTAGATATTAATTATTTAGATGTAAACTTTCTTGAAGACTTGTTAGACATAATACAAGATGTAAATGAGTTAGACCAGACAGAAACTTTATTAAAAGCTGATTTAGATTTAAAAGGGACGAGTATGGGATTTGATTCTAATACTCAGATTAATACTTTTGCTACAGATAATATTATAACATTTTTAAAATCATTAGAAGATACTGTAAGACTAGATTTAGATAAATCTAATGCTTATACGATAATATTAATACAAAATGGTAAAAGCACCCAAATCATTGTAAATGGTGGAGGCACTTCTACCATTAAAATTAAACAAGGAAATTAAGATATTTTAATTTTCTTAGGTTTTTCTTCCTCTGGTATATTTTTTACTAATTCAATTATTAAAATACCATCAGACATTTTAGCTTTTTTAACTTCAACATATTCTGCAAGAGCAAATGACTTATAGAATCCTCTTTCAGAAATTCCTTTATGAATAAATTCTATATCATCATCTCTATCTCCATAAGTTGCAGAGACTCTTAAAGTATTATCTTCTATTTCAATTTCAATATCAGATTTTTTATGTCCTGCTATTGCCATTTCAATAAAATATGCATCACCTTTTTTAACAATATTATAAGGTGGATAGTTTGATGCTGGTGTTGATGCTCTTTGTAATGTATTAAACATTTCATCAAAACCAACAGAGAACGGGCTGAATTGCCCAAATGCTTTTATATTTGTCATATTAACTCCTTTTATAAAGCAAGTTTATGAGTGCCGACCTTTCGCACACTCTCATTTATATTATAGTGTTTAATTAAAATTTGTCAAGTCTGTAGTGTAAATTTGTATTTCTTTTGATTTACCTTTAACTTTAATAGGATTTAACTTAACAAGTTTTATGTCAGTTTGTAGTGCTGTGTTTTCTGCTATTACTATATCTTCTCCTACTTCTTTACAACTACTTTCCATTCTTGCTGCTAAATTTACTGCATCTCCTATAGCTGTATAATCAAACCTATCCTCTGACCCACAGTTTCCTAACATAACTATACCTGAATTAATTCCAATACCAATATCAATACCTAATCCTGCTTCTGTCATTTTCTTTTTTATTTCTATAGCTGTTAATATTGCTCTATCTTCATGCATATCTAAATCTAAAGGTGCGTTAAATATTGCCATCATGGCATCACCTATATATTTGTCTACCATTCCACCATATTTTTTAACTGCGTTAGCTTGTATAGTTAATGTTTTATTCATTAACTGTGTAACTTCTTCAGGTTCTAATTGTTCAGATAAGTTTGTAAATCCTCTAACATCAGTAAAAAGCATAGTACAATACTTTCTTTCACCACCTAACTTTAACAGTCCAGGATTTTCTTGTAATTGTTTTACTTGTCTTGGGTCAAGATAATGTTCAAACTGTTTCTTTATTTGTTGTCTAAGTTTGTACTGAGTTCTAAAATTTAAATAGAACTGTTGAGTAGCTAAAAGTGTCATACTTGTCATACTCCAAGTTACATCAATTAAAAATCCTCGTAATATAAAATAATAACCTAATCCAGCTATCGATATAATTAATGTTCCTGCAGATAATAGCCCCATGGTAATACCAAAACGATTTATTACAAACGCTGTTAATAGTCCTGAAATGCATAATATTAATAACTCCAAAAATAATCTATAGTCTGGTATGAACGGAGAGTTAATCAAAATACTTTCTGCAAGGGCAGACTGTATCTTGTGAGGCTCTAATAGCCCATTTGGTGTAGCTAAAGTAGGCATTACCCCCTCTGCAGTAACACCTACAAATACAAACTTACCTTCAACACTCATTTCAGATAATGTAGTTTGTGGTGTGTCAACCCAACTAATCCATTTTCTACCCAGACTATCTGTAGTTATAGGATTAAGACCACGAACTCTTATTTGTTCTACACCATTGTCATTTGTTTTTATCTGATAAGTATTAGCACCTACTAAAGTTTTTAATACTTCAGTTCCAAAAGAAGCTACCCAACCCTCTGGAGTTTGTTGTAACAAAGGTATTCTTCTTACAAGATTATCTACATCTACTGGAGCAGACACAGCACCTTGAGCTGAAACTTCTTGAAGCTCTGGTATATTTTGTAAAAAACCTTTTGCTTTTGGTAAATCTACATCTGGTCCAAGTATAACAGTACCATGAGTTTTAGGATATTCTCCATTGTTAAACTCTGGCATAGCTAGTACACTAGGAGCATAAGAAAGAGACTGTTTAAAAACTTCGTCTCCTCCAAATCTATCTGATTGTGGAAATAATATAACCCAACCCACACCTAAAGCACCTTTGTTTAGTAAATCTACTTGTATTTGAGCTAAGTCTTGTCTAGGAAAAGGATAACCACCTCTTGCTTGTACATCTTCTTCTGTAATATTTAAAATTACAAAGTTACCAGATGGTTCTGGTGTTTGTACAAAAGTATCAAAAGTTTTTAATCTCATTACCTCTAATGGCGTTATATTAAATAATAAAGGTAATGTTAGTAGACCTAGTAATAAACTAGCCCACTTCATTTCATTAGCCTAGCATCTAAATTAACTTCTATGTAGTTATGTATTTCGTCTAACTTTTGTTTACACTCTCTTAGTATTGTACTTAAAATAGCATAATCTTCTTTAGAAAAATAAGGTTTTAGTTTGCTAATATCTGTGTGTATTCTTTCTGTAATTAATTTACCAGACCTATCATATAATAAAGTATACTGTAATAATTTTGCTTCTTTTTTACTCATTTAAATCACTAAAGGTTATATTATCTTGTCTACCTCTCAAACCTGCTTTCATATATGTTGTTGCTCTACCTTCAAAAAAGTTTTGATGTTCAACACCCATAACTTCATCAATCCAACCAAGAGGATTTTCTCTTTGGTCATAATTAGTTTTAAGTCCTAGTTGAAGTAGTCTTCTATCTGCTATGTATCTATTGTAAGCATACATATCTTTTTTAGTTAATCCCTGCAAGTCTCCCATCTCAAACACAAGGTCTAAAAACTTATCTTCAAGAGTAACCATTTGTCTACATATTTCATATAGCTCTTTTTTAAAATCATCAGTCCATATTTCTATGTTTTCTTTTATAAACTCTCTAAATAATTTTGTCATTGCTTCAACATGCATAGACTCATCACGAATAGAATATGTAACTATCTGACCCATACCTTTCATTTTTCCAAATCTAGGAAAGTTTAACAAAATTGCAAAGCTTGAAAAGAGTTGTAGTCCTTCTGTAAAAGCAGAGTAAACAGCAAGAGTTTTTGCTATTGTTTCTTTTTTAGCTTTACTAGGTTTAAAGTTACCAACATAGTCATGCTTGTCTGCCATTTCTTCATAGTCTGCAAAAGCTTTGTATTCTATTTCTGGCATACCTACTGTATCAAGTAATAAGCTGTAGGCATGTTGATGTATAGATTCCATATTAGCAAAAGATGACATCATCATTCTAGCTTCTGGCTTTTTAAATATAGGCATATACTTATCTATATAACCTGAAGCTACATCTACATCTGATTGAGTAAACAATCTAAATATTTGTGTAAGTAAATTCTTTTCTTTGTCAGTTAAATCTTGCCAGTCTTTTACATCTGTATGTAATGGCACAGATTCTGGCATCCAATGCATTTGATTTTGTAATACATAATAGTCAAACATCCAAGGATATTCAAATGGTTTGTAATAATCTCTATTCCCCAATAAGCTCATATTTATTCTCCCTCAATAATTTTAAATGTTCTGTTGCTTCTGCATACTCTTCAAATAATTTAGCTACAGTTTTTACTGTATCAGGATGGTCTGCTACACCTACACCTTCTATAAAATACATTTGAAGATTACATAAAGCTTCTGTTTGTTTTGCTTTATATCTATCATATAAAGCATCATATAATATTTCTACTTTCATGTTACCCCTCACAGGCTATACATTCCACATCATCTAACTTGATTCTTGGAACTTTAATGTTTACATTTTCTACACTTCTAGCTGCGTTAGACCTAAAATAGTAGAGTGATTTAAGTTTATTCATACCATACCAATGCACATCATTTACATACTGCATATATTCATCGTGTATGTCTTGACCTTCAGTTGCTTTTGGTAGAGTAAAAAATAAATTTACAGATTGTGCTTGACATACAAACTGTTGTCGTTGATATGCATGTTCAATAATCCATATTTGATTTATTTCATTTGCAGTTTTAAATATTTCTTTTTCATCATCAGTAAGAATGTCTAAATGCTGAACAGAACCATCAGACCCTGCAATGTCTTTCCATGTCTCCTCTAGCTTTTTACCTTTTAATCCTTTTGATTTGAGAATCTTTTCAAGATATTTATTCTTAACTTGGTAACTCCCTGACAAAGTTTTATGAGTATAGCAATTAGCTCTATAAGGCTCAATACTAGGAGAAGTCCCACTACATATAATCCCACTACTAGCATTAGGAGCAATAGCCATGAGATTAGCATTTCTCCTACCTGAACCATGGATGTCAGGAGCTTCGCCCCTTTTGATAGCCAACTCTTTAGTCGCTTCAGTTGCTCTTGATTTAATATATACAAAAGCTTTGTGGTTAAATCCAGTTGCGAAAATACCCTCGAAAGGTATGTTCCTAGATTGTAAATATGCATGAAACCCCATTGCACCCAAGCCGAGACTTCTCTCTCTATATGCCGAATAGGCAGATTTAATATAACCTTCTTTACCTTCTCTAACATAATTTTGGAATCTTTTAAAATTTGCACTATATCCTCCTAATTGTGATGTGTCTATTGCGTTTTCAATGTAATGCTCTATAACATTATCAAGCATTGTAATTAAATCTGATATAAAGTTATCATCTTTTGACCATTTATCAAAGTGTTCTAAATTAACTGAAGATAAACAACATACTGCTGTTCTTTCTTCATTAGTTGGTAATGTAATCTCTGAACATAAATTACTTTGTTTTATTTCAAGACCTAAATCTTTTTGTTCTTGTGGTAAAGATTTATTACAAGTATCTATGTTTATCATATATGGTTCGCCTGTTTCTGCTCTTGCATGTATAATTTGCCACCATAAATCTCTAGCATTAATTACTTTAACAGCTTCATTAGTTTTAGGGTCAATCAATCTCCAATCTTCATCGTTTTTTACAGCTTCTAAAAATGCATTTGTTATGTTTACTCCATTGTGTAAGTTAAGACATTTACGATTTATATCTCCACCAGATTCTTTACGCATGTTTATAAACTCTTCAATTTCTGGGTGACTTATATCCATATATGCTGCATAAGAACCTCTTCTAGTTGTGCCTTGATTGAAGGCTAACATTTGAGAATCTACAACATGCATGAATGGAATTGAACCAGTAGAACGACTGCCATGAGCAGTAGAAATACCGTTGCTCCTAATATCGCCCCAATATCCACCAATGCCTCCACCTGAACTTGCCAACCAAATGTTTTCATCGTAGTGATTAGATAAACCGTAGCGACTGTCAGGAACATAATTAAGGAAACAAGAGATAGGTAGCCCACGACTCGTTCCCCCGTTACTAAGAATAGGAGTGCTAAACATGAACCAACGAGAGGAACTGTAGTTGTAAAGTCTTTGAGCCAGTTCAAAATCTGTCTCCCCTTTGTAAGTAGCCCCGAAAACCGAGGCTCTTGCGAACGCTTCTTGTGCATGTGTTTCTCCTTCCCAGAAGTATCTATCTCTGAGTGTATCTAGACTAAATTTATCAAACTCTTTTTCTTTATCATAGTCTATTTCAATTCCTAAGTAAGGCTTAGTTCCTATTTTATCTTCAACCATTATTTGACCTCTCCATCCCAATCATTATAATTTATATATATTGCTATTATAGCATAATGTATAAGTTTGTACAAGTCTGAATCATTATGCCCTCTTTTTTTACCATATCGCATAGCATATTTCATTATGTTTCCCATACAAAAACCTTCTCCATGTCCTGCATCTAGTATCATATCTGTTGCTTGATACTTTTCATTTGCATAATGTTGACTATATGTAGCATCAATATTTTCTTTTATAAGTTCTAAAATTTTATCTTCATTAAATTTATATTTCATTTCCACTCCTCTGGTAAGTTGTCCTCATTATACCATAAAAAATTATTTTTGTCAGCCCATTCTGCATGTGTTCTTTTAGTTCCATCTTTTCTCCTTTTAGCCTGTGGCATTGGAGAGTATGGACTAGAAAATAAAAACACTAATTCTTGATTAGGTTTTAAAGCTTTTCTAATCCAAACATATTTATTATATTCTTGGTAATCCCAAAATCTACCCTTTGCTTCTAGCAAATATTCTTTATTATTAATAGTTTTTACAAAGTCTGGCTCATACTCATGTTCTACTATGTAAGAAACTTTATCAGAATGATGTTGCCAATCTTTTAAAATTGTAGTGTGCAGTTTATGTTCCCATTTAGAATCATATCCTTTAGGAACATCTTTTTCTTTTGGTCTTATTATCCTAGGCTTTCTATATCCTGCCATGTAATGTCCTGTAAATTTTTATTAGACTTTTTAATTCTTTGTGCAAACCATCTAGGTGTGTAAGCAGAAACCATTAATTTATTATTAGCATAAAAATGAGTTTCGTCAGGTAAATATTTATTAATATTATTTACTGAAACTTTTTTTCTCTCTTCTTCTATTAACATAGTTTGTAGCCAATCAACCACTAACTGCTTTGATTTTTTTCTTATTTGTTTTGCTTTTTTTCCATTCATAATACTGTTGAATCATAATTTTTAACAAGCTTCCAATAGTTTAGTAAACTGTTAAACATTTCTTTATGTTTATAGTGAGTTTCTTTATCCCACACATGAGTTAAAACTAACTCTGTATCTGCCCTATCAACAAATATAGATATTCTTTCAGGGTCTTCTATGTTACAACCTTGTGCATAAGCTGACAGTTGCATACCATGTTCATCATATACTAAACGAGCAGAATCTTTTCCTTTTAAATTGTCTTTAGTTTTAAAGTCTATAAATATACCAGACTTAGAATATAAATCTATTTTACCACCATATCCTTCGTTAGCACAAAAAGAATCTTCTGCTATCCATTGTTCGTTAGGATAGTTTGCATCTAACCAAGACTTAATAACTTTGTAAGGTTTTGTTTTAGCTCCACCTAAAAATCCTTTTTCTATTTGTGCATGTATTTTTGTACCTTGTTTTGCAGCATTCATTCCTATTTCTCTACCTGCATTTTTACATTTGTTTATATAATCTGGGTCGTCTTGTTCTACATTTAAAGATGCTTCTAAAGCTTGTGTAATCTTCCAATTTTCTAGTGAGGGTTTGGCTGCAATACCTATAATAGTAGTAACTGAAGGAACAAAACCTTCTTTTTTAGCATCACGCAAAGTAGTATTTCTTTCTTTACCATTCGCACCTACAATAGTATACATAGGTTTACCATCATGGTCATACCAATGACCTGCTTCTGATTTGTAATTATTCATCTTTTAAATCCTCAAATGTTTTATATACATCAGATGTAAATAATTTTCTCACATTTACTAGCCACATTCTACTAGCGTTGTGGTCTCCACCACTAACAGACTTTTTAAAGTCTAATTTTTCTATAAGTTTTTTAAGTTTAGGAACATCAAATATAAGTGTACAAAATATATCATCTCCAATACAAAGATTATGAAACCAATAATCTGCTTCTGTATTTGCTATACCTGAAGGCTTACCATAAGATTGATATTCAATACATATGTTTCCGGTTTTCATCCACATACCTCTTTCAGATTTTACTTCAATCTTTTTATCAGTAAACATCTCTGCTATTTTATCTTCTCTTATCTGACCATATTTTAAATCAAGGTCAAACTTACTCATCTTTTCTTTAGTGGGTCTCATACCAACTACCTCCTATTTTGTATTCGCCATCCAAAGGACAACGCATTTTATAATATTCACCTGCATCTTTTATAGCTTGAACTCCTGCTCTACCTACATAATCTGCTTGTGATTCCCTCACTTCTATTTGCCATTCATCGTGTATATTGGCAACTATTTTAGCATCAATCGTATTTAATTTCAAGTCTAAATCTAATAAAGTTAATGCTTTTTTCATTACTATTGCACCTCCACCTTGTAATAAAGAGTTTAATGCAGAGTGTCTGTTTCTAATAATAATTTTTCTACCATCTAAACCTTTTAAATATTTCTTTTGCGAAGCTCTATCAACTCGTTGTTTAAGAGTTCTAAGTGTTGGTAAACTAACAAGAAAGCGTTCTCGCAATTGTTTACCTGCATCCCTGCTTCCCTTAATGATTCTTCCAATCTTTTCATCTCCAGCTCCGTAAACGAGTGCATAGATGAAAGTTTTCGCCTCATCTCTTGATTTAAGTCCAGCAAATCTTTGGTTAGCTGTATGAATGTCTCCGTTAATAATTTCATTTATATACTCCTCGTCAGCCATATAGTGTGCTAACATTCTTAATTCTAAACCACTTGCATCTATACCTACAAGTTTATATCCTTCTGGAACAGTCCAACAAGACCTACATTCTTTACCATAAGGACTGTAAACAGCAGGTACTTGAGCCATATTAGGACTTCTGTGTGCCATTCTTCCTGTAATAGCACCAGTACAAATTACAGAGCCATGAACTCTATTGTCTGTTTTATCTACTGATTCTATCCAAGAGTGAACCTGTGCTAATCTTTTTTGATACAATAAAAAATCTGCTATGAGTTGAGCTTCTTTTATATGTGTAATCTTTTTAAGTGTGGACTCGTCTACGATAGCTTGACCAGTTGGAGTAAACTTATTTGGCTTCCAACCAAGCTCTTGTAATCTTTGACCTATTTGTTTTCTTGAACCTAGATTAAACTCTTGTAAAGTCTTTCTCATGAAAGGTTTTTGTTCAAGTCTACCCTCTATTATATCGGTGTATTCTTGCTCTGTCAATCCTTGTTTAGAAAGTTGTCCATCTTTTTTTAATTTAGGTGTAATTAATTTATCATCTATCCATATAGGCTTAAATGTTTCGTGAACTTTGTGTTCAGTTTGTTGTAATTTAAGACTTAATTCAGATGTTAAAAGCATAGCTTGTTCATCATTAAATAAAAATCCATTTTGTTTTTGTTCTTCTAGCAGGTATGTAACTTTGTGTTCTAAATCTATTGATTCTTTTGAAAAACCAATAGATTCTTTTTTCAAATAATTAAATAATTTATTATTTATAACAACATCTTGCTCACAATAATCTAACATTTCTTTGTTAAAGCATGTCCACTCAGGAGATTCTTTTTTAGGTAGTCCTAATTTATAACCCCACTTACTTATACTATGACCACCTTCTCGTGTAGGATTAAATAATCTTGAAAGAACTAAAGTATCTACAACTTTATCATGATGATATAAATCCACACCTTTTAATTTTTTAATTACAGGTATATCAAATCCTAAAATATTATGTCCAATAATTTTATCTGCACTTTGTAATAATTTTATGCCTTCATCTAAAGTGTCCTCATAGTATTTATAAACATCTCCAAATTCATCTATAGCTACTATGCACCATATTACTGTAGGATTTAACCCATCTGTTTCTATATCAAATACTAATTCCATTATGCTCCACCTCAAACTCCGACATGTCTTCTTCTGATAGTCTACCTGTATCTTTATCGTAAACTAATGAACTAGCTAGTCCTACATCGCCAGTATATCTTGACTTCAAGACACGGAGCTTTGTTGTTCTTGCCTCAAGCTCATCATCTGATTGTTGATTTCTTTCTAATGCTATCACACAATCACTTAACTGTCCAATACTATTTGACCCACGAAGATGAGATAAAGATACTTCAATACCATTCTCATGTCCTTTATTTCCATCCACTCTACGCAAGTGTGATACAAGTATTAGTCCTGCTCCTGTTTCTTCAACCAAGCTACGAAGCCTAGTCATAATAGAATCAATGGCTCTTCGTTCATCTCCCTCATGCACAGCACTAACAAGCATATGTAAATGGTCTACTACCACCCACTTACAATCGCAACCAACTATGAGATATCTAAGCTTTGCAAAGATATCATCTATCTCGTTAGTGCCAAAGTGTGCATGAATGAATACTCTATCTTCTTCAAATACTTTATCAAACATTTGCATGATAGTTTCTTTATCGAACTTCTCTCGTTCTTGGTCAATGTAAAGTCTCGCATTAGCTTCGATAGAAAG